ATGCAACAGTTAGAGTTTATGTCATATGCCGCTGGTAAAATAAAAGAGCATCTTTCAAGTGGCGGTGAGTTTCCTGAGTGGATGCAAAATAAATTATCAGCAACGCATGAAGATATGAAAAGTTTATATGCGAACATTGACCATAAAGAAGAAGCAGTAAGTGCCGCACAACAAGCGGCAATCGCAATCTCTAAGAAAGAGCGCGGCGAAAAACCTAAAGGAGAAAAAAAATGAGTTTGGGAATTGACAATCCGTTCATCTTAAAAGAGAGAGAAAGACCGGAAATCGAAGAGAAAGACCAGAGTGCATATCAGAAGTTCTTTGCTAAAGAACTATCAAAGCGTGGTGTTAAATCACCTTCGGAGTTATCTTCCGCTGATAAAAAAGCATTCTATAATTATATTGATGCAAACTGGAAAGCAGATAAAGAGACTGATTAGTATCAGTCACTTTCAGTTAGTGTTATGGCAAAGCAATTTACAAGGGACGATGTTCCTAAAGTAGAAGATTTGTGGTTTAACTTTATTAAGAAAGTTCGTGATTTAGGACTTGACTTTTGTGATAAATCTGTTATACTAGAGTTGAAGTTAAAAGAGACACCTGACCATGAGATAACAAATCGCATGGAATTGAAGTTCGACAATAACAACAGAGAGACTACAATGAAAGTCACGCATAATATTAAAGATAAACCTAAAGAGGAAGATGATTACTAGATGACATTATCATTACTACAGTTCGAAGCAAAAGGTCAACAGAAGATATACCTAGATATGGATGGAGTTCTTTGTGATTTCATTAGAGGTATTAAAGACACAACCGGTGAAGACTTTACGTCACCTGACCTGAACCAAGGTGCAAAGGGTAAAATCAAAGCACAAGTAGAAAAGAAAAGTGACTTCTGGCATAATCTTCAGTGGATGAAAGATGGTGCCGAGTTGTTTCGGTACGTCAAATCTAGTCATCCATATATTCTATCTGCATATGCAAACTGGGATAAGAATTGTAAAGACGGAAAGAATTCTTGGATTAAAAGACATTTAATGATACCTAAACAACGTATCAATCTAGTAAAACGAGAAGACAAACAAAAATATGCTATGAGTGATGGTGTAGCAAACATCTTAATTGATGATTACATCAAAAACATTAGAGAATGGGAAGCGCAAGGTGGTATAGGTATTCATCATACTAGCGCAAAAAATACTATAAATAGTCTAAAGAAACTTGGTTTCTAATATAAACAAATAGGAGAGTTAAAATGGCATCTTGGGGCGCAACAGACGCAAATGAGGCAAAACCTAAATGGTTAACTGCCGCACAAAAAACAGATACATTCGCAGATAGTCGCGGATGGGTATATCGTGATCCAAATACGGGTCTAGAAGAAGTATTAGTAGCAATCGGTAACTTATCCGCTGCCGCTAAACTGAATATTGCAGACGTAACTGCAGTTAACTTCACAACTACATCGTTCAGCGAAGCGGCAGGTGGTAACATCGACATTGCTGTTTCATTCAACGAGAAGATTACTGTAACTGGTTCACCAACTATCACAGTAACTAACGACCAAGCAGGTTCTGGTACAGACGCAACATTTAATGCAACTTACCAGTCAGGTTCAGGACGCAACAAACTTACATTCCGTGCTACTTATGCCGCCGCTAATGGTGGTGTAGCAGACACAGATGTATTGTCAATTGCTGACCAGAACATTGCACTTGCTGGTGGTACCTTGGTTGATGGCGAAGCAGTTAATGCCGCAGTCGCAATCGCTGGTGTAACAAGCACACTTACAATTAGTGCGTAATTTATTGGGCGCCATTTAGTTGCGCCCACCTAGAAAAGTCTATGTCTTGTAATAAAGCATAGAGTGAAATATTAACGTCAAAATAGGAGACTAACATGGCAGACCAAAAAATTAGTGAACTAACCGCCGCTACTAGTGGCGCATCCGCCGACCTTTTACATGTTGTACAAGGTGGTACAAACAAAAAACTAACAGTACAAAATCTGTTAGAAAACATTGCTGGTAACTTAAAAGTTGCTGGTTATGTTGCAGTAAACGGAACACCAGAAGCACTTGCCGCGGCAGGTTCGACCGCCGCAGTCAGTGTAACAAGTTCAGTAACACACATCGCATCATCTGCGGCAACTATTGGTGCAAATGCACTAACACTTGCTGATGGTGTACAAGGACAAATCAAAATCATCACAATGACTGCTGATGTTGGTGATGTTCAAGTTGATCCAGCAAACTTTGCAAATGGTACAAGCATCACATTTAATGATGTAGGCGATACTATTACATTACTGTTTACAAACTCAAATTGGGTAGCATTAGCAAATACTGGTACAACCATCGCATAATATAGGAGGGTTCGATGAAAACATTTAAACAGAACCTCGCCGAACAGACTTATGATAATTTTTTAAGTCTAACGGAAGAGGATTTCGATAAGTTTCTTGATACTCTCAGTGATGAGGAACTTAATGAACTAGAAGAAGGTATCGTCAGTGGCATTGCCAAAGGCGTTGCCAAAGTAGGTAAAGGTGCATTCAATCTAGCAAAGAAAGCAGTAGTGAACAAACAAGGTAATGTTCGTGTATCTACCGCTGGACGTGCAGATGCCGCTGACAACAAACTTGCTAAAATTAAGAAGAAGCAAGCAGACCGTGAGCGTCTAAAGAAAGCACAAGCAGGTATCGATGCTGAAAAAGCAAAGATGAAAGCAGACCGCGAAAAAGAAAAAGCATCTGAAAGCGTAGAAATTGATGAGAAGTCATACACACCAATGCAAGTTAAACAAGCAATTGGTATCGCATCAGACAAACGCTATGCTGGTGGTAACATGAGTGGTGCAGTTAGAGCAATTGAGAAACTTGCAAAAGGTTTATCTAATCATAAGCAAGTTGCCGCAGTTCTGAAACGTCAGAATGAAAGCAAGTCAATTGAAGAGACTGTTGCTAATATCTTAAACCCATCAAGTGAAGTTCAATCGCTTGATGAGAGCATGGATATTATGACATTCGATACTAATGGAAAGAATGTTGTTGAGACAATCACCGATTTGTTAGAGGATGGTTATTCACAATCACCAATGGCAGATGGTACTGACTTAGCACTTAACGATATCAAAAATCCAGAAAGTCTTCAGCAATTGAATGCGCTTGTCGGTACTATTGGTATTCGTGAATATTTGAACCCTAAAGGTGCTTTAGTACAACTTCAAGGTAAGTTGCAGACTATTGGACTATCTTTTGATATTCCTGCTATGACAGAAGGAAAAGGCACCGCGTCTGCTCCTCTGACACAGTATGGTGGTATCACTGGTAAGGGTATTGACACTGCAATTGATGCTTTAGATAATGAAAATCCTGCTGAAGGTTTAAATCTTCAGATTGAGTATGAAACAACTCCATATGGATTGACTAAAGTATACGCTAAAATTGCATAATTAGTCAGTATACATATTATAATGAATGATGTTGAATTGACGAATAAAAACTTCTTGGTCTATGCAATGAAAGCATATAATAATCCTCATTGCATGGACCTCGAGGAGTTTCAAGAAGACTTGAAGCGAATTAAATATATTAAAAGACTGTTAAAGAAATATACTGAAACAAGTCAATTGAGAACGAGATTAATAATTAATCATGTTGTAGTCTTATATAATGTTTTTGGTGCAGAAGCAACAAAGAATATGCTTTTCTTTAAAGTAGAAACAAATATGTTGCCCGCACTTAAAACATTTTTAGTCTTTCTTAATTATATGAAAGATACAGAATATACAGATGTTCCACTAGACCAGAATATCGTAAGGGAGTTGAGAGAATTTTAAATGAGTAGATTAGTAGACAACCTAATAACCCTTAGAGTATTGCGCTTGTTCACAATGCGTTATGAAGATACACAAGCATATAAACTTGGTATCATTAATGATAAGGGTGAACAGTTAATCAAAATGTCAAACTTTACTACTGGTTCTCAAAGTGATGCGTACACTATTTTGCACAGATTAGTATTTCGTTTGCGCGGGTTACTTGAGAAAGTTCCATTCGTAAAAAATAGACTTGCAAACTACGCCGCGGCGTTGCTGTTAATTAAAGAAAAGATTGTTAAAGAAGAAGAATTTTTTGAGACAGATGATGTCTTATTAGAGAAACTTGATGCTATGCAATATCGTCCTGGATTTTATCTAGCAGAGCAAGCAATCAGAAAGCAGTGGGAAGATGCCGCCGCTAATGCAACAGGTCCTGCAGTAGCAGGTACTGGAGATGATAGTAGTACTGTTGTAGTTCGCAAGAAGAAACGCAAGACTGCAATGTTTACAGTAACACCTGATGTATTTTCACGTTTTGCTAAAGGTAAAAAGAAGTTTGAACGCTGGAGCAAATACTTAAATGTAGAAGATGAAGCAGAAGCGAGTATCTATAACTTTGCACGAAGAAATCCAGATGGTATGATTATTCTACAATGTGCAGATACAGGTAATCAAAAAGCAATTCGATATAATCCTAATGGTGGTGGTCGTTGGAAAAAACTTCAAAGACCAGTAAGAGCAGAAAAAGTTTCATCACTAAAGGAATGGATAGATGTTCACACAGATTAAAATATTATTCATTATTGTAGCACTAGTTGGCGCCTCTGGCGCCATTTACTATGTTAAGAAGTTACAACATGAAAATGAAATACTTGTACTCAATCAAGCAAAACTTGAGACTGCAGTAGAAGAACAAAAAGCAGTAATAGCACAGACAAAAGAATCCTACGAAAAGATACTTCAGTCAAATGTTGCTCTTAACGATAAAATTAACGAAGTAAACAAGTCAAAAGATGAGTTGCAAAAGAAACTTGCAAAGCATGATTTGAATTTTCTTGCAGTAGAGAAACCAAAACTAATTGAAAGAATTATTAATAAAGGGTCCATGGGTGTATTAGATGAAATTGAAAATCTTACTAAGTAGTCTATTACTCGTAGCATTGACTGGTTGTAGTTTTCTACCTAGTGTTAAAACAATTGAGACACAGAAGGTAGCAGTAGAGAAACCTAGACTGAACTTACCTAATCCAGAACCGCTTGACATGAAAAAAGTTGAGTGGGTTGTTGTCACAAGAGAAAATGCAGAAGCAGTATTCGCAGATTTAGAGAAGCAAGGTAAACCTATTGCTCTATTTGCAATGACAACAGATGGGTACGAAGCACTAGCACTAAATATAGCAGATATAAAAGGGTATCTTGCGACACAAAAAGAAATAATTATACAATATCGCAAGTATTATGAACCACAGAAAGAGGAAGAGAATGTCAAATAAAAAATGGAATGGACTACTCGTAGGAGCATTTAAACGACCTAACAAATGGAGACTTGAAAAACCTCTTACATTTCATGCCGCGGCACTATTAGATAGTGAGATTGCGAAACTGAAAGAATGTAAAGTAGATATTCGCATCACATCATCAGGTAAGATTACAGTACCTCTTGGATACGTTACAGACTTGGCATCAGTTCCTAGAGCATGTTGGGCATTCATTGCACCGTTTGATGTTGCACGACCTGCAGTTATTCATGATATCATGTATGAGCGTATCAACGCAAGACGCGGTGAGATTAGTGCATCAGACTTAGAAGCATGTCGTAAGATTGCAGATTGTGTTTTCTTGCAAGCAATGGGTGAGACTGAACCACTCGTAGCATCATGGAAGAAGTATGCCGCATACTATGCAGTTCGTCTATTTGGACGCTTTGCAATTAAATCATCAGCACCGAGAACATGGGAGAGTTAATCTCTAAAATGTTCAGCGATACGTTGTGGATTTACACAGCAATCGCTGGTGCTTTATTAGGTGCCGCGTTTCTTGCATGGTTTCGCGATACCCGTATGGGACTATGGGCATACTCAAAGTTTGATGAAGCATTAGATTATCTCGTTAATCGATGGGGTTGGACTTGGTTACAAGAACCAGATGATATCTGGAGAAAAAGATATCCTCGTATAACTAAAAAGATTGATGAGTTAGAAGAAAGAATAAATAATATAGAGGGTAAGTAATGTCAGAAGATTTAAAAACTGAAATTGAACTTGTAAAGAGAGATATCAATCAACTTAATCTAGTAATGGGTAAGTTGGATATCACTATTGACAAGTTATCTGAAGTTGCTACCTCAATTAACCGTATGCTTGCGGTACAAGAGAACCGTATTGATACACAGGACAGACAATTGGACAAAAACGTAGAGATAATTCACGATAGAATAGAAAAACATCGTTCAGAAACGTCTGATGGTATCGAGAAGTCTCACCAGTTAATCATGGAAGAGATTAAAAAGTTGCGCGAAGAGCAACAAGCACACCATGTTGCTGTGAGCGATAGACTAAACAGACTAGAGCAATGGCGCTGGATTATGATTGGCGGCGCGATGGTCGTTGGTTATCTTATATCTGCCATGCCAATACAGAAATTATTTGGGTAATAATAAACTTTTTACTTGACTTATGAAACCATTTGATGTATATTATATATTATGTTGCACACTGAACTTACATACATTCATAGTATCTCGCACAAACTAAGAAATTTTAAGAAAAAGAAAGACTATCTTTATAATTTCTCATGTCCTTTGTGTGGTGATTCCACGAAGAAAAAAACAAAAGCAAGAGGATATCTATATCGTGTCAAAGACATGATGTTATATCGCTGTCATAACTGCGGTGTATCTACTACTTTTGGTAAACTTCTAGAAAAACTTGATGCTGACACCTATAAACGCTATATTTTCGAAAGATATAGTAACGGTGAGCAGGCGCATACCATGCACGACACTGTTGAGTATCAACCTGTCGTAATCAAAGAGACAACGCTCCTAGACACCCTTAAAACCGTTTCTAGACTGTCTTTAGAGCATCCAGTGCGTAAGTATATGAAGCATAGAATGATACCTGAAGAGCGTTGGGACGAATTGAGACTATGTAACAAATTCTGTACATTTGTCAATCGAATATTACCTGATACGTTTCCTGATGTGAGAGAAGACCATCCTAGATTAATTATTCCTTTCTATGATAAGACGGGTAAATTGATTGGGTTTCAAGGTCGCGCATTTGGTAAAGAGATGCCGAAGTATATTACTATCATGTTAGATGAGACTGCGCCTAAATTATATGGACTAGACAAAGTAAACTTCTCAGAAAGAATTTGGGTTGTTGAAGGACCAATAGATTCTATGTTTATAGATAATAGTATTGCAATGGCAGGTGCAGACGCAAGCGGTTTAGAGAAACTTGATTATGCATACAATAACTATGTGTTTGTGTATGATAATGAACCACGAAATCCTGAGATTGTGCGTAGATTGCAAAAACATGTTAACAACAATGATGCCATTGTGATATGGCCAAACTTTATTGGCGAAAAAGACATTAATGACATAATTATGTCCGGAAAAAGCAAGTCAGACATTATGGAGATTATAAGTAAAAACACACATAGAGGTCTGAGTGCAAAGATGAGGTTAAGTGAATGGAAGAAATGCGAATAACAGTAGTTGATAATTTTTTAAACCAAGCAGACCTAGTAGAAATACATCAATTGACGAAAATATTACATTGGAATCCTTTTGAGACTGATATCTACAAAGGTGAACGTGTAATGTCTGGTATGATTGCAGATATGAATAAAGAATTGCGAAACAAGATTGACGATAAAGTTTTACTACAAGCAAAAGAATTAGAAGATAATGATTATGGTATTTTTCGTGCATACATCAATGCGTGGAAATGCGATGATGTGAGTTTACCTCATACAGACCAAAATCATACAACATGTGTGATTTACTTGAACCGAGACTATAATGTTTCATATGGTGGAGAAACTTTATTTTATGATGACAATGAAGATGTGGTTCATGCTATAAGTCCTAAAGCAGGTCGCGCTGTATTTTTTGATGGATGGTTGCTACATAAAGCAGGATCATTCAATCGAAGATATCAACATGACTATAGATACACTATGGCATATAAATTGACTGTTGATGGTGATGAGCAAAAAGCAAAAAATTTAATATAAGAATACGAGGTGAATAATTATGACAACTAATTTAAGATATGAAAATCCCATTTTGTTTAATCAAGAAAACTTGTGGGATCCAAATAATCAAGAACCTATGGTTCAAGTGATAGATGGAATTCTTAACGAAGAAGATTTAGACAATACAAATATAACTGGGCAGACTGAAGAAGAATTATTTCAGACATGTAAAGATGTTATTAGTGAAATTCTAAACCAAATACCAGAATTAGAAAATGATTTAAAAGGAGAAGTGGTACATCCTCTAGTATCTACTAGTAGTTTTGTAGATTATCCTTTACCTTTTTTTGCTCCAGAGAATGGTAAGACTATAACAGTAGTTTTCAATTCAATGTGGAATAAATCATGGGGAGGTGAGTTGATAACATACTATAAAACAAAACCGGAAGATGTTGTCTCTATTATGCCAGGAAGAATTTTTATGAGTGAAGGTTCTGCTTGGTGCAGAATAACACAACCAAACATTAACGCAACAGTACCACTAACGTACTTACAATTCAGATTAATATAAAGAGGGAAGAGAATGTCACCAACCAGAGAAGATATTCTGGTCATCAAAAATGATGGTCGGAAAGAAACATTAGATATTAGAAAAATTCAGAAAATCACACAAGAAGCATGTGATGGTTTACACGGCGTGTCCGCATCACAGGTAGAAATGAATTCAGGTATTCAGTTCTTTGATGGGATTGAAACTAAAGACATTCAAAAAATTCTTGTGAAATCTGCTTCCGACTTGATTTCATTAGAAGCACCCAACTATGAATACGTTGCGGCGCGATTGTTGCTGTACGGATTACGCAAAAATGTGTTTGGTGAATATGAATATCCTTCTCTGTTAGAGCATGTGAAACATAACATTGACCGTGGTGTGTATGATAAGGAATTACTATCATACTACGATGAAGATGAGTGGTCTAAACTAGATGCTATGATTTATCATCAGCGCGACTTAAACTTCACTTATGCTGGATTACAGCAAGTGGTTGACAAGTACTTAGTGCAAGACAGAAGCAACGGTGATATCTACGAGACACCTCAGTTTATGTATTTGCTTATCGCCGCAACTTTATTCGCACAATATCCTAAGGAGACAAGACTATCATATGTCAAAAGATACTACAACGCAATCTCACTATTCAAAATCAATATTCCAACGCCTGTTATGTCAGGTGTCAGGACCCCTATACGTCAGTTTGCATCTTGTGTTCTTGTGGACGTTGATGACACTCTCGATTCCATTTTTAATTCTGATAGTGCTATTGGATACTATGTTTCACAACGGGCGGGCATTGGTATTAATGCTGGCAGAATTCGTGGAATCAATTCTAAAATTCGTGGAGGTGAAGTACAACATACTGGTGTCATTCCTTTCCTCAAAAAGTTCGAAGCGACAGTAAGATGTTGCACACAGAATGGTGTGCGTGGTGGTTCTGCTACTACTCACTTTCCTATCTGGCACAAAGAGATTGAAGATATCCTTGTACTGAAGAACAACAAAGGTTCTGAAGATAATCGTGTTCGTAAACTTGACTACTCAATTCAGTTGAGCAAGTTATTCTATGAGCGTTTTTTGAAGAGTGAAGACATTACTTTGTTCTCACCACATGATGCTCCTGGTCTATATGAAGCATTCGGTACGCCTGAGTTTGATGAAATGTATCTCAAGTATGAGAGAGCATATTCTGTACCTAAGAAGACTGTACCTGCTAGAGAGTTGATGATTAATCTACTCAAAGAACGTGCAGAGACCGGTCGTATCTATCTTATGAACATCGACCATTGCAATACTCATAGTTCATTCAAAGACCGTGTATACATGAGCAATCTGTGTCAAGAGATTACACTACCAACTACGCCTATTCAGCATATCGATGATGAGAATGCTGAGATTGCTTTGTGTATTCTATCTGCAATCAACATTGGTCAGTTGAAGCATACAGATGAGTTAGAAGATTTGTGTGACTTAGCAGTTCGCTCACTAGATGAGATTATTGACTATCAGAAGTATCCTGTCATTGCCGCTGAGAAATCAACTAGAGCAAGACGGTCTTTAGGAGTTGGATATATAGGTCTAGCACATTACCTAGCAAAGAACAAAGTCAAATATGATGACCCTAAAGCATGGGAACTTGTAGATGAACTATCTGAGAGTTTTCAGTATTTCTTGCTGAGAGCATCTAATCAACTTGCTCAAGAAAAAGGTAAATGTGAGTATTACGACCGAACTAAGTATGCAGATGGTATTCTACCTATTGACACATACAAGAAAGAGGTCGATGAAATTTGCAACAGAAAGTTAAGTCGTGATTGGGATAATCTTAGAGCAGACATCAAAGCATACGGACTCCGCAACTCAACTCTGTCCGCACAGATGCCATCAGAGAGTAGTTCCGTTGTGTCAGGAGAAACTAATGGAATCGAACCTCCTAGAGCATACCTGTCCGTTAAGAAAAGCAAAAAAGGGACTCTTAAACAGATTGTTCCACAGTATACTACGCTAAAGAATTCATATACTCTATTATGGGATATGAAAAGCAACGAAGGGTATATCAAAGTCGTTGCGATGATGCAGAAGTATTTCGACCAAGCAATCAGTGGTAACTGGTCATACAATCCAGAAAACTACGAGAATAATGAAGTGCCAATCTCAGTGATGGCGCAAGACCTACTTACAACCTATAAGTATGGATGGAAGACTGCTTACTATCAAAACACTTATGATGGTAAGAAAGATGATGATGAAGAAACTGTAGCAGAAGAAACAACGAAAAAGTTCGATAACCCACCAGAGTATTTCGGTGAAGATGAAGCATGTGATGCCTGTGCAATTTAAGGAAAAAAGTAATGACAAGTGTATTTAACAAAAACAAAGTAGATTTCAAAAAACAACCAATGTTCTTTGGTGAAGACCAAGGTATGCAAAGATATGATGAATTCAAGTATCCTATCTTTGATAAACTGACACAGAAACAACTTGGTTTCTTTTGGCGTCCAGAAGAAATTTCATTACAGAAAGACCGCAATGACTATAACGAGTTGCGTCCTGAACAAAAGCACATCTTTACATCAAATCTGAAGTATCAGATTTTGCTTGATAGTGTTCAAGGTAGAGGACCTGCGTTAGCATTTATGCCTTACTGTTCTTTACCAGAACTAGAAGGTTGTATTATTGCATGGGACTTCATGGAGACTATTCACAGTCGTAGTTATACATACATGATTAAGAACTTGTATGCAAACCCATCAGAGGTTTTCGACACAGTTGTTGATGATGAAAAAATTATGAAACGTGCAGATAGTATTACAAAGTGTTATGATGATTTCATTGATTATGCAAAACGATATGAATTGAATGGTGAAGGTACCACAAAAGAATTAAAACGCAAATTATGGAGAGCATTAGTTACAGTAAATATCTTAGAAGGTATTCGCTTCTATGTTTCATTTGCGTGTACTTTTGCATTTGGAGAGTTGAAGCAAATGGAAGGTAGCGCAAAGATTATATCATTCATTGCGAGAGATGAAAGTCAACACCTTGCTATTAGTCAACATATTATTAAGAATTACAAGAATAACGAAAATGACAAAGAAATGCTTGCTGTTATTGATGAAGAACAAGAGTTCATGTACGACATGTATCGTCAAGCAGTAGATGAAGAAAAAGAGTGGGCGAAGTATCTATTCAAAGATGGTTCTATGATTGGTCTCAATGAGAAACTATTATCAGACTATGTTGAGTGGGTAGCAAACAAGCGTATGAAAGCAATTGGACTGAACGCAATCTATGATATCAAACCAGGAGACAACCCGCTACCATGGACTCTTCATTGGTTAAATAGTTCTGGTCTTCAAAACGCACCACAAGAAACTGAAATTGAATCCTATGTCATTGGAGGTATTAAGCAAGATGTTGAGAAAGACAGTTTTGCTGGATTTACTTTATAGGGGATAACATGGGGAAACCAAAAACATATGCTTGTTTAGAATGTGATGCTGAATTTAGATTAGCACATAATATGGATGAAGAATATTATGTAGTGAGTGCCTGTGCATTTTGCGGAGGTGAATTAGAAACAGAAGAAGAATATTATAGTGATAAAGAGGATGAATAATATATGAAACTGAATGAATATCGTGAATTTGTAAGTGAAGTAACTAGTCAAGAGAGTAAAAACTTGACACACTTAGAGAGAAAATTGCAAGAGTTAGACCACAAGTGTAATATTAGTACACTACTAACGGCGAGTATTGGATTATCTAGTGAAGGAGGTGAATTTAGTGAAATCGTCAAAAAGTGTGTGTTCCAAGGAAAGAATTTGGATGATGATACCATTTTTCACCTCAAACGAGAGTTGGGGGATATCCTTTGGTATTGGGTTAATGCATGTAGCGCATTGGATTTAGATCCACAAGATGTTTTAGAAGAAAACGTGCGTAAATTAGAAAAGCGTTATCCAGGCGGTGCATTTGATGCATGGTTCAGCGAGAACCGTAAACAAGGAGACTTATAATGAGAGATACATTAATCAGTGCTTTCAAAGCACATGCAATTGGACACATTGAGAAGCATCGTGCCAATGTAGAAGTATATCTGCACAATCCTGTAGGAATTGGAGAGCATCCAGATATCATCGAAGCGATTGAAACTGAAATGAAACAGATTGCAGAATATGATGATATGCTAGACATGGTAACAAAGTATTTTGAACCGAACGCTGGTCCATATGACGAAACTAAAATTCCATAATGTATGTGGGCATAGACTATTCATTAAGTAGTCCGGCGATTTGTATTTCGCCGGACGAGAAATGTAGTTTCATCTTATGTAAGTTCTATTATCTTACAACAAAAAAGAAGTATGAAGGCACATGGAACAATATCTATGGTGACCTGCATAAACCATGGGACTGTCCAGAAGAACGCTACGACAATATTGCATCATGGGTCATTGAGTGTTTAAGTAAGTATGATACCTCATTTGGACTAGATGCAATTCAACATATCACTATCGAAGATTATGCTATGGGTGCAAAAGGTCGTGTGTTTCATATTGGTGAGAATGCAGGCGCAATGAAGATGCGTCTATACAAAAACAATCTTCCTTACACAACAATATCTCCATCTGAAGTAAAGAAGTTTGCTAGTGGTAAAGGAAACGCCAATAAAGATAAAATGTATGAAGCATTTACGAATGAATATAAATACTATCAGTTGAAAGATATATTAGGACAAGACACATTGGATTCACCTGTGACTGATATTGTTGATGCTTATTATATCTGTAAAGCAGGAATAGAACGCCTATGATATTAACACTACTGACTTTATTGTCCGCAATTAGCATATCTGTAGTTGCGGCACTATACTCATTATTAGGACTCGCCGCTATTTTTAGTGCCGCGAAGATACCTGTATTATTGATGGGTGGAGTTTTAGAAGTATCGAAACTTGTAACAGCATCATGGTTATATCACAACTGGAAAAGAACTCCAGTACTGTTGAAGTCGTATCTAACAATTGCTGTTGTAGTATTAGTATTTATAACATCAATGGGAATCTTTGGATTTCTATCAAAAGCACACTTAGACCAGACCATCACTGCCGGTGACAATACACTAGAGATATCACAAATCGATAGCAGAATTGAACGCCAGAATAAGCGTATTGTTGATGCTGATACTGTGATTGCACAGTTAGACAAATCTGTACAAGTACTCATTGACTTTGACAGAATTAGAGGTAAAGACGGTGCTATAGCAGTACGAGAAAGTCAGAAAGAAGAACGTGCTAATCTTAATGCAGTTATCGATGATGCTCAGAACGAAGTTACTATACTAAACAATAAGCGACTAGCATTAAGCAAAGAACAGTTAGCAATCGAAGCAGAAGTAGGTCCTCTGAAGTATATCGCAGAACTTATCTATGGCGATGAAGCAAAAGACCACTTTGATGAAGCAGTGAGATATGTTATCTTGCTGTTGATTTTTGTGTTCGACCCGTTAGCAGTTTTACTACTGATTGCGGCGAACCAATCTCTGAGAGACTATCGCAAAGTAAAAGTTGATAATGATAATATTGCAAACTTTACGGAGGTAGATGCACATGAAATTAAGTTACCGGAAGAAAGTACCGAGACTGAAGAAAGTGACGCGAGTTCAACCGAAGTTGACCGAGTTGAAGAAGAGATGCAAAGCAACGAAGTCGAAGAAGTCAAACTCATTGTAACAGAAGATGAGCGTGAGTTGTGGGAGAAGTTCAAAGAGAGAAAAGAACACAAAGTACGCAATAGCGGGATCATTCATGTTGAGCATGAAGAAGTTATAAAAAAGGTAGAGAAATGATTAAGAATTTTAAAGATGTTGTAGTGCTACTGATTACAGGTGGCGTACTATTACTACTAGGAGTTATCATTATCGGTGACTATTGGGTAGCACTAGAAGAAAACAGACCAGTTG